GAAGAATTAAAAGGATTAACGGACGAAGACGAAGTACCTGAAGCACCTGAAGAACCGATTACCAAACTGGGTGACGTTTGGATACTCGGAGAACATCGTGTTATGTGTGGGGATTCTACAAGCAAAGAAGCGGTAGAGATTCTTATGGATGGGGAGAAGGCAGATATGGTTTTTACTGACCCACCTTATGGGGTAGACTACAAAGGTATTAATAACGATAGCAGAAAAGGGTTAGATGACTTATTAAGATTATCTTTTGATAATATAGAAAAGGTATCAAAAAAAGGTGCTTCTTTTTATTGTTTTCACTCAGATAAATGTGCCGACATTTTTCATAAAATTTACAGAGAGTTTTGTCACTTTTCTTCAATGATTATTTGGGTAAAGGAAAGTATTGTCTTAAGTCAAACAGACTACCAGTCAAAACACGAACCTTGTTTGTATGGGTGGTTTAATAACGGAACTCATAAATGGCACTCAGATAGAAAACAAGAAAGTGTGTGGACCGCTAAGTCAAAAAGTATAGAAGGACACACTACTCCAAAGCCGATAGAAATAATAACAAAGGCACTTATAAATTCAAGTGAAAGTAATTTTTTAGTGATAGACTTATTTTTAGGTTCAGGTTCAACGCTAATAGCAGCCGAGAAAACAAACCGCAAATGTTACGGAATGGAATTAGACCCGAAATACTGCGATGTAATAGTAAAGCGATGGGAGGACTTTACGGGTAAGAAAGCACACTTGGAAGAAAACGAATTTGAAGTAATAACCCAAGCGCACTAATGGGAAAGTTCATACACCCAAACGTAACAAAGTCACAAATGTCACATAATAAAAAAGATTTTTTAGACGCACTTGAACGCTCGTTAGGTGTAGTAACTACCGCAGCAAAGGTGTGCAATATAGATAGACGAACTCACTACCGATGGTTGGAAGAAGATGCTGAATATAAAGAGGCGGTAAACGACATACAAGAAAGCGCGATAGACTTTGCAGAGAGTTCACTACACCAACAAATAAAAGAAAAGATACCAAGCAGCACAATCTTCTACTTAAAAACTAAAGGGAAGAATAGAGGGTATGTAGAGAAACAACAAATAGAAATAAACGAACCCAAGCCGTTCAAGTGGTTTGATGACGAGTGAAGCAACCAACGACATACTACCAAGCTAAGAAGTCAAAGGCTAAAATACAAGTCCATCAAGGGGGTTCGCGTAGCGGAAAGACCTTCTCACTTTGCCAGGTTTTAATACAGCTTTGTTTTAGGAATAGAAATGCAGGTATTGTCATAACGATAGTACGCAAAACCTTTCCTGCTTTACGTTCATCAGTTATGCGTGATTTCATGCAGATACTTACCGAAGGGGGGAACTACTACGAAGAACACCACAACAAAAGCAACGCTACCTATCACCTATTTGGAAACCTAATTGAGTTTATCAGCACAGACCAACCCCAAAAACTAAGAGGACGTAAAAGAGATATTCTATACGTAAACGAGTGCAACGAAATAACGTTGGAGGATTGGAGGCAGTTGCTACTCAGAACAACGGGAAGGATATTTATAGACTATAATCCATCGGACGAGCATCATTGGATCTATGACCATATCTTAGAACGCGAAGACGTGGACTTCTTTCAAACTACATACTTAGATAACCCTTTTTTAGAGCAATCAGTTATAGACGAAATAGAACGCTTCAAAGAAACGGACGAAAACTTTTGGCGTATCTACGGTCTTGGAGAACGAGGGGTTAATGTATCGGCTATTTTCCCACAATGGCAAGTCGCTGATGCTATCCCTGAACGTGCTAAGTTGGTAGCGTATGGATGTGACTGGGGGTTTACTAATGACCCTACTGCAATCGTTTCGGTGTGGCGTGAAGACTATTCTTTATACATTCAAGAACACCTCTACAAGACGGGTTTAACGAACCGAGATATTAGTTTGGAGTTAGACAAATTATACTTAGATAGAACACCCATTATTTGCGATAGTGCCGAGCCTAAGTCTATCGAAGAACTGCACCGCTTAGGCCATAACGTTAAGCCGTCCAAGAAAGGTCCTGATAGTATTCGATTAGGTATTGACATAATGAAACGCCACAAGCTATTCGTCTTAAAGGATTCTTTAAACGCACAAAAGGAGTTTAGGAACTATCGATGGGAAGTTGACCGTAACGGGGTGCAACTAAATAAACCAATAGACCACACTAACCATATTATCGATGCAGTCAGGTATGTATGTATCAACCGCATCGGAACTTCTTATAGTGGTAAGTATTACATTTCGTGAATGAAATCACCAAATGACATAACTAAAAGTGAATTAAAATGAAAATAACCGTACCCGATTCCCTTGCTGACATAACCGTTAAACAGTACAAACTTTTAGCCGAACTTAACTTGGATGAGAAATCTACCGAGTGGATAGTGGAAGCTATTTGTATTATGTGCAACCTATCCAAAGAAGAAACCAACCAACTGACTATTCCTGAAATGGAAAAGATAAGCAGTATCATAAGCCGCATAAATGACGCTGACGGGCAAGACGAAAAGTTGGTATCTAAATTAGATTACAAGGGGAAGCGGTATGGATTCCATCCGAACCTTTCCAAGCTAACGGTAGGAGAGTTTGCAGATTTAGAAACGTATTGCTCACAAGGTTTATTTGAAAACTTAGGTTACATAATTAGCATACTGTACCGACCTATCAAAACCGAAGCAGGGGATTTCTACACGATAGAAGACTACAAAGGTGACGGCAACCCTACCTACTGGGATGATTTAAAGATGGATGTAGTAATGGGTGCAATCAATTTTTTTTTGTCTATAGGCGTGATATTAACGAAAGATTTAGCCAACTCTTTAGTGGAGGAGGAGAAAATAATTTGATAGCTGAGAAGTGGGGGTGGTATGCTACGATCCATTTTCTTGCAGGGGGAAATCCTTTGCATATAGAGGCGGCAACTGAAATTGAAATAGAATCGGCTTTTACGTTTTTATCTTATGAACAAGATAACAGTCGTAAAGACAAAGCACCTGACGTAAGCCAATACCGATGAAATCATACAAACAGATAGTAGAACTTTTAGAAGACATAGAAGAAAAGCACTTAATCCTTCAATCGTTTCATGCTGGACCTTTAGACCAGGTTGATATTGCAAAACTCGGACAACCCGATTATCCACTTTTGTACTGCGAGATAATGGGGGTAACGATAGATAACGGAACGCTTACATACGACCTTGAATTGTTGGTAGCGGATATGATTCTACCTGACCTAAAGAATAGAACGCAAGTGTATTCAGATACCCTTCAACTGCTGCACGATGTATTAGACCAATTTATTCAATCATTAGCAAATAGCAACACAACGGTAGATAACGACTACAAGTTTGATTTACCTGCTTCGTGTACACCTTTTACGGCACGATTTGATAACGAGCTTACGGGGTGGAGTGGTTCTTTTTCTATTGAGGTGTCTAATTCTAACGACTTATGCATAGCACCGTATGTCTAAACCTACGATAGAAATAGGGGGTAAGACATACCCAATGACTAACCTAAACAAGACACTTGAAAAGATAGGTAAGATGTGGCGTAAGAACGCACGTATTTCTTTACGTATGCAAGGCAAAGTAAACACGGGTGCGTTGTATGAATCTATCCCCGTAATTGTAGGAGAAGATGCAAACGAATATTATGTAAACATAACCCCTCAAGTTGATTACTGGGAGTTCGTAGATAAGGGAGTACAAGGGGCAAGTAGAAACATCTTCGCAAGGCAGTCCGAATCGCCTTTTAAATTTGGTGCAAATAAAACGCGAGGCCTACGAGGTGGGATTGATAAGTGGGTTATTCAAAAGGGCATACAAGGCACACGCGATGCACAAGGTAGATTCACCCCACGTAAGTCCTTAGTGTACGCTATTTCAAACGCGATTTGGCATAGAGGGTTAAAGCCTTCTTTCTTTATTTCGGACACCTTAAAACGGCTTAAACCGAAAGCGATGCAATGGTTAGGGTTAGCGTTAGGTCAAGACATAGCCAACGCGATTAAAGAAAGTTTAACACTTAATAAAAATATAGAAGCGAAATGAGTATGACAAAAGAATATGGACCAAGTACGGGTTATGTACATGGTGCATTTGAACCGATAACTTTTGTAGTAACATCTACGGAACAAGCAGGGGGAACTTTTTTTAAGTTTAAATACATAGCGGATATTTACGTAGAGAATACATCCTCACCCTATGCTTATGCTTTACAAGCACGTATTAAAATCGAACCAAATGGAGCGGGGGCGGGAGTGTTTAGAGTAGATAAAATCATAGCGGATTACGTTGCTATAACCACGGGTGATTCATCAGGGACTTTACTATACGGGTTTGTAAGTGATACCATCCATACTTTAGGTTCTAACTCAACGACTAAAATATGGGTAAATAATGACGGCACAAACTATCGAAAGATAAAGGTAAACTTCGGGCAAGAATATTCCACTACTGCCACTACCGCACCAACTGAATATCTTGATGTAATTCCTGACAACTATATTAGTTGTGTTATGAGTGCAGGAATGCAAATGCCAAATACTTGGGATGAAGGTGGTGTCTATACTACCAACATAGCAGCTTCTCAAAGTGCAGTTTATCTATCTGACTTTTTCCCTACTGCTTCCACCAAAAAGATTTTAAGCGATAGAGAAACCACTACCGAATACACTTCTACTTTAGCTTCTAACGTTAGTGTAATAAACCAAGACGTAACGAATTTCGAGTGGAGAACTTTAGGGGTGCTTATGGATGACGGGCAACCCGTTTATTCGAGTGCTATAAGTTTCTATGTGGCTTTATTTGATTCAAGCGATTCACAACTCGATGCAAATTGGTTTACCGCAGGAACAGACGGGGGAACTACCCCTGCCAATTCTGACCAAGACTTTGAAAGGTTGCAATACGTAGGAATAGGACCACGTAATTTAACTGCTCAAACAATAGATGCAGGATTTGCCACATACTTTAACGCAGGAACCGTAGCGTACTACGAAGTTTTTTTTATGGACGATAGCGTTACCGTACCTGCAAATGGAACAACCGCAAACATGGCTTCCCTATGCTATCGCTTTACGGTTAAACCCGCTTCATGTATTTATAGAAATCTAAATGGATCAAACAAATACAACTACGTAACTTTAGCATGGCAGAACTCTTTGGGTGCTTGGGATTACCAGGCGTTCGCTTTAAAGCATCAGAGAACCACAAGCAATATAGAACGCAAGACCTTTGACCAAGTAGCAGGAAATTGGGATACGGCTAATACAAGCGTTCAATTTGCTTATCGAGGTGATGAGGGTGGGGTGACCACTACTCAGATAGAAGCACGGCAAACGATGGTAGCTAATACGGATTTGTATAACGAAGACGAAGTTGCTTTTTTAGAGAACCTTTGGCTATCCCCAAAAGTGCAACTACTCAACTATGACGGTTCTGCTATCCAGATAACTTTAACGGATAAAAATTGGATACGTAAAAACAACTTAAACGAAGGGGGTGCTTTTACCTACCAAGTAAAGTTTGAATATGGTAAACAAAGACCTACGGTACGATGATTGAACTATTTGCCTACGACCAAAGATACAAGAAGCAACAACTTTTAGATATTGAAGAAGCAGGATCTATCTCTTTAAATTATGAGATAGGAACGGCAGGGGATTTAGTTGGCAGAAACAGCCCATATTCTCAAACCTTTAACCTTCCCTTTACTTCTACTAACAATAAGTTCTTTAGGCAGTTTTATAATATCAATGTAGAAACGGATATTAATTTAGGAGTAAGTGCATCTTCAGCTTTTGACGCTGACCTAAAAACTACTTGCGGTATTCACGTTGATGGTATTCCAGTTATTTCGGGGATGTTTCAACTCATTAGCTGTTCGTTAGAGCAACGAGTTTATAAGATAGCGGTGTACGGAAACGAAGCCAATCTTTTCCAAGCTATTAAAGAAAAGAAACT